ACATCTCAAATGAGACTCGTAAAGAATACGAACTTTGGGGACGGGACGCTCATACACCAACGTATTTTACATTAGATGAGTTATTGGATTTCTATCAAAAAAAACCTAAACATCGAGAAACTTTAGATTATTTTTTGGTAGGTATCAAAGAAAGATTTGATAATGAATTTATTATTACTCGTAACAACAAACGTAATAAAGAGTATGAAGAAAAATTTCGTGTAATTTTTTGGTTTGACAATTAAAATATTTGATTATGAAAAAAATTTTTGTTATATTAATGACATCCGTTGTTCTTTTTTCATGTAACAACGATAACTTACAGGTAATAGAAACTCATGAATTAAAAATTGTTGATTCAGTAGAATATCACCCTATTGGTTCGGATAACACATTGCAGACTACACCATATTGGAAAGTCCGTTTAGTTGGTGAAACAGTTGGGATTCGTAGTTATCGGAAATACAATGTTGGGGATACAATTGAAGTAATAAAAAAAGTAATAAAAAAAATAAAAACAAAAACAGAATATGACAATTAAAAATTTCACACCTGAATGGAAGCTTTGGATTTGGAGCAATGTTGTAAATGGATTTGACAAAGAATCTTTGTTCAATATCCTTTTAAATAATGGATTTGACTATAACTTGGTCAAAAATGAATTGGAAATTGAACCTGCCAATACATTGATATGGCAAAGACAATATTCTCAAGAATCATTAAATGTTCCTTATGAAGTTGAATTATACCCGTTCAATAAATCACTTTCAGATAATGGAAACGTATACCGTATGGAAAGTAATTTTGTTGAGATGTATAATGTGCCCGATATTTTAACACACGAACAATGTGACGAGTTAGTTAAAATTGCCGACACCCACTTCAAGAAGTTAAAACCATTAACAGACAAATCAAAAGAACTTCAAAGAGAACTTAAACTTTCTTTGAAACCCGGTAGCCAATTCTACAGTGATGTTGATTCAAAAATTAATCGACTTGTTGGTATGGACTATTCACTTGGTGATAATCTTTATATTGAAAAATTTGTACCCAAATTTGAACATAAAGAAAAATATGATTTTTTCATGAAGAATGATAAATCAATCCAATCTGAATTAGATGATAAGGGACAAAGAGTTTGGTCTGTAAAGTTATTCTTAAATAATTTAACTGAAGGTGGGTATGTTAATTTCAAAAGTATTGAAAAAGAAATCAAACCAATTAAAGGTGATGCGGTAATTTGGAAGAACCTTTATAACGATGGTAGTGAAAATCCATACACCAAATATTCTCATAGTGGAGATAACAATGAACCATTGTATGTGTTAACAAAAATATACAGAGAACGCAGTGGTCATGATATCGTAATTGAGACGGTTGAACCTATGACCATTGAAGTACCGACTGATAACATTAATGAATAAGTTTTTATTTATCATCACACTTTTGTTTATTGGTTGTCAGAACAAAAATACAAAACCGGTATACGATGGAAAAAGTCACATACCCATGACGGTTAAAACTAATGATTATAGTTATTATGTATCTGAATGGGAACATAAAGGTCACGTTTATTTAATTGTCGAGAGGTCACATGGGTCAGGAATCACACACGCAGGACATTGTCCCTGCAACACAAGAAAATAATTTCACACCAGAACAAGAAGAAATGTTGTGGTGTGAATATTATGAAAAAATATTTCTAAAAAATATTTTGGAATATCCCGAAAATACTTTTACATTTGAAAAATAAACAATTAATATAATGGTAAACAACCACCCAAATTTTGAAAAACTAATCCAATCTTTTATTTATGAAGACGTATGGAATAGACCGAATATTGAGAAACCAATTTACTATGAAAGTGGATGGGTTGCGTCCACAGATTCATACCGTTTATTATGGTTTAAATCTCCTGAGTATAAAAACAAGGAGGGTGTATTTCAGTATGTAAATGGTGAAGGTGCTAATGCGGAAGCGGTCGTATCTGACTTTGAAAAATGTTATTTGGGTGAAGAAAAACCTATTGGTAAAATCATGTTAAGTGATATTGAAGAGATACTAAACGGTATTGCTTTGTTACCAGAATATAAGGACAAATATAAAACCTGTTCTGAGTGTGACGGACATGGAACTGTTGAATGTGATTGTTGTGGTCATGAAAATGATTGTTCAGAATGTGACGGTGAAGGAGAAGTAAAGTGTGGTAAAGAAGAAGATGGTTCATACAGATTCCCAATCGATGAATGTATCAAAATCAATAATACCATTTATTCACTTAGTAAGATGAGAGATTTAATTGATAGTCTTTCATTGGTTGATGTAAAGGAATTGAATGTTTATCAGGATACCAAGTCCTATAGAGGGTTTTTTGGTATTCCGGATTCTGAGGTTTTTATTTTAACAATGGGATTAACTGACAGCAATATAATGGAAAAAATCCATACGATTGAAACAAAAACTTTATAAGATGAAGACAATAAAATTATTTTTTTCTGAAGCAAAATTATGGCAGTTGTTTATTGCTATTGGATTTTTCTTTTTTGTTATTATATTCATGTTACTTTGGTGGGTATCGTTAACTCAAACCAATTCAACATCAATTAAACTTTTAATTAACTCTTCAGCGTTTCTTGGTATTGTTTTTAGTCTTATTTTGACTTTGTTTCAATACTTAATTAGACAGAGTGAAAAATTTTGGGAACACGCACATATATTGGAAGAGGAGATAGAAAACGCTGAAGATAGAGAAACATTGGATACGCTATTTACTAAAGACTTTCAAGTATTGAGGGGAATGTCGGCTGGTGGACCACATCATGAGGAGTTAAGAAAGTTACACACCATAATGAAAACGAAATATAAGTATGTGAAATGACAAATGAAGAACTCCATGAATATTATGGATGGAAAGCATATAATGAAGGATTTTTTGAAGAGTGGAGAGAAAAAGTTGCCGAAAAAATGAATAAATACCCAAGGGTGGAAAGGTCAGTAATTTCATTTGAGGTTTTTTCTGAAATAAAAAATAAAAAAGATACAAACGAAAAAAAATAACATCATGGAATTGAAAATACTTGATTTTGTTTATATACTATTTTTTATGGTTGGGTTACCGTTTGTGGTAGGCAAAATAATTAACAGTGTGTTTAAAATAAAAGATAATGACGAGTCATTCAATGTATGGTATACAGGGATAATGTCATCTTCTATATTTGGAATTATTCTTTTTTTAATTTACCAAATTTTTAAAATGGTTATTGAACTAATAAATAAATAAGATGAGAGGAGTTTGGGTTATCGCAACGATATGGTTGTTATTCATACTGTCAGTTGGTAATATAGTTTCATATTATACTGAAGGTGTAGTTACCGATAAGTTCCTTTTGGAGGCAATTCAAAAGGAAAGACAAAGAGGAGTTGAATTCAATGAATTCTCTAATGGAGATATTATTGACATTGGAATATTACCCTACATAACAAAAACCAAATTCATCAATGGATGGTTGTTTAAGTATCGAGTTGACGGTGTTGGTATGGTTCCTTATTGGTATAAATCCGCAGACACTTTAGATAAATTATATGCAACATGCAAAATCCGTAAACTAACTGAAAGGGAAAAATTGAAATTACAATAATGAGTACACTAATTATAGCGATTGACACTATTTTAATGGTCATATGGGCATTATACATCTTCATATCATTTGTTAATAGAAGATGGAATAATTTTCTTTATGGGGTTAGTATTGTTTTACTTATCCTATCAAAGATTCCATTAATACCATTTATTTTTTTATTAATTAGTATCATTATTTTACACAGATATATTGCGAAGAAAGAGTTGGAGAGTCGAGACGAAGAAGACACTAAACAAAACTAATAATATATGCAAATCCAAACAAATTTACAGGTGATGCAACACATTGATGACTTTTACGGAAACGGAAGAGTTAATTGTTCATTCGCAGACAGAATGTTATATGTAATTATCAATCCGCCTTGTCCAACATACGACCGACAAAAATTGATTTCATATTTGGAAGAGAACTTTTTCTTTTTGGAATCCAATGAGATTTACTGTAGATTTAAAAGTCGGAATGGTGAGTATATTAAACAACATGAGTTTGATAACGAAAACTATGGTGTTAGAGATGAAATGACAAAAAGAATTTTACAGAAAAGATAATCTCATGTCAAGATTAGACAAACTTAAAGAACAACACAAGGATTTAAACATCAATCTGATTGATTTGTTGGCTAAGGCCGACCCTAGTACAACATACAAGTACTTACCGTTTATAATCAAGATGTTTAAGTCGAATTTTGCCACGGATGGAGATGTTCTTCGTCATCTATTTCAAAGAGATAACCTCAATAACTTACATAAGTTTGAGGAACACTTAAAAGCGAACCGAATCAAAAATAATGATATTGGAATGTATTCCAGCTTCAAACAAATTGCGGATGAAGTTCGTGATGCTGATGAGTTGGTTCGATTGAAAGAACTTGAGAAACAGGTTAAGAAAATTTACAATGATGACGATTGGATGATTTTAATTCCATTAAGTTATGAAGCGGCAAAAATGTATGGTGCTAATACCAAATGGTGTGTAACCCAAGAAAAGTATTGGACACAATACATCCCTGATTACAAAATCATTTATATCATTAATAAAAAGAATGATAAGAAATGGGCAATTTCAAGTAAAGACCATGGGATATTAATTGAAGGTTGGCAAGCAAATGACGAACCAATAAATCCTTTCATGATACCAATACCAAGTAGTTTATTGGCAATCATTACTGACGAGATAAGGGAGAGAGATTCAATTGTTGACATGAACGAGTACAAAGAAATTCACAACATAAAACCACGTTCACAAGAACCTCTTAGTACATGGAAAGACTATAAAGAATTTGAACTTAAAGAATATTGGGACGCTATTTCAGAAAATAATTACGAACCACTATCGGGGGATTCAAATAGGATGGAAATATTTGATGTTAATAATGTTTTATCCATCATGCATAAATTGGGTATGGGTGGACATTTTGGTGGTAATTCTAATATATAAATTTAAAATGAAATCAAATAAAATATCAAACATTAAGTTCAGTTTAATTTTTCCATTACCATCTTCAAAGAATTGGAAGAATGGATTAACAGCTAAAGAGATTAATAAAATCATTAGAGACAATAATCAAAAGTTAAAAGAGATATCTTAATTTTTTACGAATGTTCTATAATCATCAATATACTTGGCACTACGGAACATCTGAACAAGATGTTAGAGGATTAATAAGTATTTTAATTCGGTTGATGTCTCAAGTACATAAGAGTTCACTTCGTAGTCCTTTTGATACCATCATAATAAATCCTAAAACATTTATGAAACTATTTGTCGATTCCCCAACACCAAATAATTTCTTAGAAAGGTATCAAAATGTTAGATTAGATGTCCAAGATAGTGCACCTTTTGATTTAATTACGGTTGAAAATAGAGAAGTTTTAAATAGCCCTGTGATTGCAACCTTATCGACAGTTGGTGAGGGTGGAATACCCACAGTTACTTTTAGAACTAAGAGTAATGATGACGAGACTGAAAACTACCTAAAAAATATAGGTGGACATATTAAAATATATGGTTTAATGAGTGACTTCAAATTTTTAAGAAACGATGATAACTAAACAAATAAAAATAGCATACAAGGAGTATCTTAATTGGTATGAGAACTTAGGAATTGACCGGGAATATTTTCGAGACAAGAAGATAACCAGTGTTGAAAAGTTCGCACACGAATTAATCACCGATGATGAATTGTTTATTATGTTTGGTGAGGATTGTACCGAAAATTTAACATTACTTGAGAGGCAGGAAATTTTTAAAAAGTTATACCCAAGAAAAATCGATATAAGACATCATAGATATTATGATGACCACCTTATACCAACAAGAAGATTACGTAAATAATTAAATCATGAGAAAAAAAGAAACAATTGAGACATTTTTAGAGAAACCTCGTTCAGTTGAAATCATTAATTTGGTTAGACGAGGAAGGAGTTATGATTCTATTTCAAAATCAGTTCACTGTTCAAAGTCTACTATCACCAAGGTCATGAAACTTTATACAAAGGTTAACGACACAAACTTAAAACTATTTTAAAAAAAGATTTGGAATATTCAAAATTATTCCTTATACTTGTAAAAGATTAGTGGAGAGAACCGTGAGTCCGCGGACGGAAACGACTATAGGACGAGCATACGTCACACTCCACTTTTAGACCCCACGATTAACGGAGGTACTCGTCCGTTATGGTGTGTGAACCTGACTTGAAGTCTTCAAGGCTATGGGGGAGGATACACAAAGAGTGAAATTCATATAATCTCCAATAAGCGAGATTCACTGACGCAGGGGAAGTTCCGTCAGGTATGTTGGAATCTTAAAAATAGAGTTCCCCATTATGGATTGAGGGGGTAAGGGGCTTTAATTAGTCGTGTTGTAATCCACAAGTCGTAAGAATACTGAACAATCTTACGATACACACTCTTCTTCCGAGTGAGACTCACCACGTAACTTTGGGGGTAGGGTGAAGATGTTCTGAGGATAGCACTGAACGCCATTCTGAAACACCTATGACACACTTGATTAGGTAAGTAAGTTTGGACGGAGTGTGAAAGTAGAAACCCACCGGGGATGGTTACTACGGACTAACGAATCTTAGTTATAACGGTGTGGGATATATACGATACCAAATACTATATAAAACTAAAAGGTTCTCCTGGGTTGGTACAGGGATGATTCAGAACCTTTTTTTATGGTCAGGTGGCGGAATGGTAGACGTTACCCAGATAACAGCCGAAAGGTGGGGATTAATTAGAATAGTTATTCTGCAAACGCACTAACGAAACAGATTAATTACAGGTTCGATTCCTGTCCTGACTACAAATCAGAATAATATGAGAAATAATAATTTTTTAAGCGATTTACTATACGGATTTGCAGTAACATTCGGTTTATTTGTAATTGTCGGTAATTTAATTGTAATAATTGTAAAAATTTTCACAAAATAAATTAAATTAATTGGTGAAAAATAAAAAACCATGTAAAGAATGTCCATGGATTGTTCGTAATAAACATAACGACACAATCATTAACTTCTCAAAAAAAATGGACAAATCCCACAATTGTCACATGGTTAATAAGAACATTTGGGATACCAACGACAAACAAATTTGTGAAGGTAGAAAATTATTTTATTCTGAAGTTTTGAAATGATGAGATAATTTTGTATATTTTATACATGAACGTCACATTACTTCAAACAGACCTTGAGTGGGAAAACAAAATATATAACCGAAATAACCTTCACTTTCAAATTGAGGAACTAGTTAACACTGACCTCATTATTTTACCCGAAATGTTTACTACAGGTTTCACCATGAAACCACAAAACCTATCCGAAACTATGGATGGGGAAACTGTTGCGTGGATGTCACTTATGTCGATTAAATCAAACGCCGCAATCTGTGGTTCCATTATCATTGAAGAAGATGGTAAGTACTATAACAGATTCATTTGGGTAGAACCTGATGGGACAATTAAACACTACGATAAGAAACATCTTTTTTCTTATGCTGGTGAAGATGTAAACTACACACCGGGTACAGAAAGAATCATAATCGAGTACAAAGGATTTAGAATCTGTCCACAAATTTGTTATGATTTAAGATTCCCTGTGTTCTCAAGAAATACCGGTGATTATGATATCTTACTTTATGTTGCAAACTGGCCATCAGTTAGAAGTGAAACGTGGGTTAATCTATTACAAGCAAGGGCGATAGAAAATCAATCTTATGTTATTGGGGTAAACAGAATTGGGGAAGATGGGAACGGATTGAGATATAATGGACGCTCAATGGTGATTAACCCGTCAGGGATTGTTTTAATGAAGTTATCTGAAACTCATTGGACCAATACCTGTTCAATAGATAAAGAAAACTTAGATAGTTATAGAAGTCAGTATCCATTTTTAAAAGACGCTGACAACTTTAAATTATTGTAACATGGAAATGATTGACAAATTAATATCACTTTTTGAAAAACTAAAGGACTTTGATACTTGGAAAGAATTTAAAAATGACGAAGAATGGGTGTCCAAAGAACTATTAAAAGAAGAAGATGAAAGCAATAATAGCGGTCAATAATCTTGGATTTATCGGTAAAGGTAACACTTTACTTTGGAGAAATAAGAAAGACTTGCAACACTTTAAAGAACTTACTCTTGAACAAGTTTTACTTGTTGGGTACAATACTAATTCTGAACTACCACCATTACCAAATAGAACGGTAATGTTGGATGAAAGGGATAGTTTTAACTTGCACCCTGATTGGTGTATCGGTGGTAAGAAGACCTACGAAAAATACGCACCACATTTCAGCGAACTACATATATCTCACATTGATGATAATCAAATTGGTGATGTAACCTTTCCTGATTTTACCAATTTAAATCCCGAATGTAAAATCTATAATTACCATTTCTAAATTCATTGTTTTATTTTATATTTAATTTATTATGGAAAAGATTGAACATAAAACATTTAGAGATAATAGAGGTTCATATACACCAATCCCAACCAATGTCTTAGGGATGGAATGGGACCAATGTTCTATATCGGTTAATGATATGGAATATACATTTAGGGGACTCCACTATCAAACAAATCCATATCAAACAAAGTACGTTAAAGTTATTAAAGGGAAGATAATCGATTTCATGGTTGACTTGGAAACAGGTGAAACGGAATATCTAATTATGGACGAAAATTCTGCCGTGTTTGTACCGAATAATAAGGCTCACGGTTTTTTAACGTTAGTACCAAATACCATTGTTGTTTATATGTCGAAAGGAGAATATAATCCTGAAAGTGAACACTCAATACTTTGGTGGAAAAATGAAGAAGTATTTCACGTGGTTTCAAGTTATGCGGGAATAAATGAAGTTGTCTTATCTGAAAAAGATGCAAATGGTAAATGAATTTAAATTATTAAATGGTTACACCGACCCATTAGTTAATCTACAAATTTCTATGGAACTTTTATGTAAAACCATGGAAAGATATAACGAAAGTCTTATTAAGATGAATGAACGTCTTAGTCGTATAAACGAATCGTTAGGTAAATTTAATTAAAATTTCCCCAATAAAATTTGGAATATTCTAATTATATTCTTATCTTTGTTTAAAAGATAGGATATGAATAGTAAATCAAATTGGTGTATCGAGAAACATAATGAGACAAATCATATGTACGATACGTATCTTCCTTATGAATTTCATTTAAGAATGGTTCATCATGTTGGTCAAAAATATGCTCACTTACTTGAGAGTGGTGTGGAATATTATACTGGTGACCAAATTGTTAATCCGGTTACTCAGGTTTCTTTACGTCATGCGTGTATGTTATCTTGTTGGGGTCATGATTTGATTGAGGACTGTCGTGTTTCATATAATGATGTGAAAGACCATTTAGGTCAGGAAGTTGCGGACATTGTTTATGCGGTAACCAACGAAAAAGGTAAGAACCGTAAGGAACGTGCCAATGACAAATACTATGAGGGTATTAGAAATACACCCGGTGCTGTCTTTGTTAAACTATGTGACCGAATTGCCAATGTACAATATTCAAAGATGACAGGTAGTCGTATGTATGAAATGTATAAAAAAGAAAATCTTGAGTTCACCAAAGCATTGGGTCTTCGTGGAGAAATTGTTGATTATCCAGGGCATGAGTATTATCCAATGTACAAATATTTAAACAACCTATTCATCGAAGAATAATATGGAAAAAATTATTACCCCAAGAGGTATGGGTAAAACCTACCAACTAATTAAAAGAGCATCAAAAAGTGGTGACTACATAGTTTGTCATAACCAACATGAAGCAAGTAGAATTCAATCCATTGCGATGTCGTTAGGGTTTGAAATCAATTTCCCTATCACTTATCGTGAATTTATTGAGAAACAATATGAGGGAAAGAACATCAGTGGATTCTTAATTGACAATGCGGAATTGTTATTAGAGTCCTTAACCAATGTACCTATCCACACAATCACAATGTCACACGAATAACAATTAGATATGATGTTAAAAGTAGAATTATCCGACATGTCGGATTTGATGAGAAGTATTTCCGAGTACCAATACTTAGCGAACACATTTACCCAACTAACTAGTGGTGATGATAGAGAACCATTGGTTAAGTTTTGGAATGAGAAGGTTGTCAAAAGAGATGAATCAACTTGGATGACTCAAGAAGAATACAAGTATTGGAGTGAGATTAATTTCCACATGATTAAACAAACATGGGGAAACACTTCAGGTGGTTGGCAAGGTATCGGTGGTTCAGCGATGACATCATCATATACCGTTATCATTGAGAATGGTTGGTACGGTTTCGCTTGTATCTACTACAATGGTAAATTGGCTTACATCTGTGAGATGGATGAGAAGTATACCAATTACATGTCCAAAGAATATAGAGGATTACCAGGTCATGGTGATTGTAGAGAAAAATTAACCGTACTTTATAAATCAAGATAAAATGAAAACACATTTAATAACAACACTAATCTTAGTGGCCATTATATCTTTATGTGTAGTAATGGTTTCAAACAGCTGTGTTTTTCTAGGAATTATGTCAATAGTACTTATTTCATTTACATATTCAATGATTTATATTGGTGTAAGTCGTAACATAACAAATAAAAAAATAAAACCATGAAAAGACTATTCTTATTCCTTCTAAGAAGGTACAGCCAAACAGAATCACAACGAATGGAAATCTACCGTGAGTTGTGGTATAATACCAAAGACGAGTACAACGAACAAACATCATTTGGTAACGTTTACAACATGAACATTGAAGTTCTTATGTCTAATCCATTCTTTGAGAGTAGAGTGATGTTAGGTGAAGATGAACATTTAAGAATGTTGAAAGAAGGGTTGAGTAAATCATTTGATGAGAGTGTTGAATTCGTTTTAAAAAAATAATATGGTATACAGAAAATTAAAAAGGGTATGGTCCCACAATGACATGAACTATATCCCAAAGTTCAGAGAAACGTTCCCCGAATTAAATAAAGTATCAAGTGAAGAAATGTGTGATAGATGGGTCGAACTTGGTATTGATTTTTACACTGAGGAAAAAACAGAAGTAAAAGGATGGGTTAGATTTACATTACCTTTCGCGTTGATACTTTTTGTATTAATGTTTATCGGATTACCTTTTGCATTTATGTTTACCGGTAAATGGGGATATGGTAATGGAGAAAAAAGTAGAATACTTAATTGGTTTAGAATTTTACGTTTGGTTTAAAAATAAAATTATGGTAAAGGATTTAAAATATTGGAAAAACAATTGTGAAGAAGATTATCTACACACACCAATAAGTGTACTAAGATACATTTCAGAATTGGAGAAATCAATTGAAAAATCATTCACCGAAAACGAGGTGAGAGATTTATTATCAACCCAAAGAGGTAATTCTTATGTTGCGGTCTTAACAAAAACCAAAGACGAAGGATTGGCGTCAGTAGCAATATTAGCACCCGAACCTTCAGGAAAAGATGGTTGGATAAAAAAAATAAAATAACATGGAACAGAAATTTATAATCACCGATGACCAGTATGAGATTCAAGATTGGTTGGATAAAGGTTGGAGAATTGTATCGGTGACGGCACAACATATTACATCATCCGCATCTTACCGAAATGAAGGTAAGTTTGCGGTTGTTTTAGAAAAAAAAACGGAATAAGGCTATGTTAAAAGAATTCATTAAACAATGTATGTTCTTCAGAACTAAGGACAAGGTAAATATATTTTTGGGTGTATTTGTTTGGATTAATCTATTACACATCATTCTTCAAATTTACTGCTTATCATTAACCTTTATATAAAATTTTATGACAGCATTTAGAACGGTAACAGATGAAGAACGTTTTCATGACGGATTTCAAATGGAATTTAAAAACGGTTGTAGAATCAGTGTTATGTTTAGTAAATACACATATTCAGATGCCGGTAAAACCACCGCAGAAGTTGCTGCGTTCAGTAAGAACGACAATTGGATGGTATATCAAGAAGGTAAATGGATTGAACTTCCTGAGGGAACTACCGAGATTATGCCAAGGCAAACACCGGAAGAAGTTGCACAATTAATTTATACATTAAGTAATTTATAAAACATGCAAGAAATATTCAACATTATCGCAACAGTACTCTTCTTTCTTCTCGGAATAATTTGGAGTAAAAAAGGATTTCCTAATATAATCTTTAAAATCATTTTGATTGCTGTGTCAATCATTGGAATTATAGTTGTGTTATCACAATACGGATACATTATTAAAAAGTAAAAATATGTTAAAGACCATTAAAAATCTACAGTTTTTATTCAGACCAAATTTTTGGTTGATGAACGAACCATTCAGCCAAGAATGGGATGACCAATTAAATCAATTAATGGATAAGTTTGAACCGGTGCTTGGTAGACCGAGTTCACTTGACGGTGTAATTCACACGGTAGAATTTGGGGGACATTGTGTTTGGATATCGAATTACCCATATGCTTATGGAAAACCATACAGTACTTCTATGATTTTTAATGGTGTTAGACCATCAAGACTGACCATTTTAAGGTTACATAAATTGGTGACCCCACTTAAATGGGAAGTCTTCAAACAAAATTCTCCCGTTAAAAAATATATGGACGAGGTAAACGAAACCCTGAATAATAATCCTAATTAAAAATAGAATCATGGATAAAACAAAATTGTACGATAGAGTTCTTCACATCTTAGCGGGTATTGCCGTTGGGTATTTTTTATTTCACTAGAAAAATTAATAATATGTCAACAATAATTTATAACAATAACATCTCCCAAGTAAAAGTTTACAGGAAATCAAAATATTATTCTAGTCTTGAATTTCGTACCGGTAGAAAGAAAGTCGGAACTAAGTTTTGGATAATCCCAATATATCAAAAAGTTGAAGCATTGTTCTATGATTGGGCGGGTGAATATTGGGGAACCGTTGAGGAATATAACACCGGTGATAGAGAGACTTTCTTTGAGGATGGTGTATGTTATTACAAACCTCATTGTTCAATCTATTTGAACAACGGTAAACATGAGGACGTTTACTTCGACACGGTGGAAAAATTGGACGCCTACGTTGAGGAATTGAAAAATTTGGCACCACATATCATTTTAAAATAGGGTATGTTGAGAATCTTAGGAGAGATTGTGTTTGTAATGACACTTTTAATTTTTTTCGTATTGTTTTTACAAGTTAATTTAAAATAATGAAATATATATACAACATCATTGGAAACTATAAGAAACCACTCTTAATAATCTACCTATACATTTTTATTGCTCAGGTCATTTTCTTGGTTGAACCCTTTGTCTTGGGTAAATCAATTGACGGTCTATTAAAAAGGGAATATGAATGGGTTGGGATTCTTTTGTTCATTGAGTTGTTATCAAATTTCTTTGTTTACAAACGAATGGTATTCGATACCAAAATTTACACCTCCATATATAATGACATTGTGTTTAATTATTTGGATAGTTCGGAAGATTCGGACGCGTCCACAAAATTGGGTAGAACGGATTTAGCCCACAACATTGTAGATTTCTTGGAACACCACATACATTATTATATAATGTCGGTTCTAACCATCGTTGGTACATTGTTTTTTATATTCATGTCCCATGTGGTTACCGGTTTTATTGTATTGATATGTGTACCGTTTATTGTTTTCATCGTATGGAAGTTCTATGGTAAGATTGCTCAGTCTACCAGAGTTAGTCATAACCAACATGAAGAAAAGATGAATGTGTTGAATACAAACGACAGGGGACTAATTGATTCATTCTTCAAAAGGAGGAGGAGGATTTGGATTTCCGCATCTACACTTCAGGGGAAGAATTGGACCACACTGTATACGGTTAAGACAATATTCTTGGTTTTGGCGTTGATTATCTTTACCAATGACAATGTGAAGTTAACCCAAGGGGAAGCAATTGCGATGTATTCTTATATAAATCAATTTTTAGGTTCATTATTATCAATCCCTGTGGGTATGGAAATGTTTACTAGAATGGGAGATGTTATTGGAAGACTAAAAACACCTGTTAATAACGAGGAAACTAACTAAAATAATATGGAACCACAAAACGAATGGGTATTCTACAAAGATATTGATTGGGAATGTCCGAAGAACAACAAATTTAATGTAGACACAAGGGATTTTCATACCGGATATAATTGGAATGATGAGGGTCACCCGGATATGTCCACATTAAAGAACTATCCTCATTTCTTTTTAACAAAGGATGAACTAACTAATCTATTGGATAGATACTACGAAGAATCGGGTGGTGAGGGTGAATGGAGATATTTCTCATTGGAAACCTATCGCCAGGGTTGGGACTTAAAGTACATAAGAATATTCAGAACCGAAATGGGGTTCATTATATGTGATTCCGAGAACAAAGCACTAAATAAGGATATATTAAATGGTAAGGTTTATCAAGAATTATTGCACCACCATTAATTTTGTTTTTTGAAATATTTTAATTATCTTTAATAGGATGAAAATTGAAGCATTATTTATATCGGATGTTCATTTGGGTTCAAGAGGTAGTAACCCTAAGAAACTATTGGAGGTATTAAAGAAATACGAACCGGAATATCTATTTTTGGTTGGTGACATTATTGATGGTTGGTTATTAAAGAAAAGAATTTTTTGGCCACAGGATAATACCAATGTAATTAGGAAGATATTATCTTATTCAAAGAACGGTACAAAGGTAATTTATTTGCCGGGAAACCATGATGAGTTCCTGAGGGAATATGGTGAAATCTCATTTGGGAATATCGAGTTCCATGACGAGTATGTTTATAAGGACATTTATTTAACACACGGGGATTTATATGACGGTGTTGTTAAACTAAAGTGGTTGGGTGTACTCGGTACTGTTGGATATGATATGGCAATTGTTATTGACCGGTTTTTAAAGAGATTGGGTCATAAGAGGTCATTATCCAAATATCTAAAGGATAAGGTAAAGGGTGCAATAAAATTCATTACCTCATTTGAGGACCAGTTAATTTATCAGTCGAAGAAGAGAAATTGTAAACATGTTGTATGTGGTCACATTCATTTCCCGGTGATAAAGAATGTGGATGGAATAACATATATAAATTGCGGGGATTGGATTGAGAATAATACCTATGTAATTTACAACGAAAACAAATTTACATTGCATGAACATAAATGAAAAACTGACCATAGTAATTCCCACATATAACGAGGAAAACTACATCGCGGGTGTTCTCAATGATATTATCAATCAAAACCATATTAATAAGACTAAGGTAATTGTATCTGATAATCATTCAACCGATAATACCAGAACTATTGTAAACCAATATAAGGAAAACCATAAGGATAAGATTAATATTATTCTAATTGATGGTGGTAATGTAAGTAGGGGTAGGAATAATGGTGCAAAGATAACCAATACCGAATACATCCTGTTCCTTGATGGTGATGTTAAACTATCCAATCCCAATCATATATATGAAACCTTAATGGAGATGGAAACCGAGGATTTGGATTTATTAACATCCAAGGTTAAATCCTATGGTAAAGATATAAGGACAAGGATTGCGTTTAATGTCTTTAATGTGGTTAATAAGGTAATCTCTAAATTCACTCCATTCGCGGTGGGTACATATTTCATGACCAAAACAAATCTCTTTATAATGTATGGGATGTTTAATGAGGAGGTGGAACATTCTGAGGATTATCTATTAAGTAAAGAATTCCACCCGGATAAATTTAAAATCTCTAATCATTATATTGGTCAGGATGATAGGAGGTTTAAAAAAATGGGGTATATGTTCATGGTCACTCTATTAATAAGAAGTTTCATAAACCGTGATAACATAGATTACTTTAAGAAAAACATTAATTACTGGTAAAAACGTATAATTGATGTCCCAACTAAAAGAATTCAAACTACTAAGAGGAAACCTGGTAACAACCATACAGGGAAAAAACTATATATTGGAAATAAAGAACCCAACTCATTCAACCTATATATGTGAAGTAGTATTAATAACACATCTACCATCAGAAGATAATCCATCTATAATAGAACAATATAGACATACGTATGGATTAACAATAAAGAACGGAATAACATATCAAGACTATGTAAGGGAAATTGGGGATATGGTATTGGTAAGAAAACAATGTCCCATATATATACCGAATAATATAGACGAAAGAAGTAAACTAAGAATTAAGGTACAGTTCTACGCAATGATAGTGATGTTACAGAAGTTTAGAGGATTATGACAAACTTTAAACTACTAAGGGGAAACTATCCATATAGATATACCCATCATGTAGGTTGGATGGAATATAATATTATTCAGGTAAACGAAAGACAAGAAAGATACTTTGTCAGTCTATCCATTAGAATATACGGAGAACGGTATGGTATGAATCACTCTATATACTATGATGTGGAAAATAGAATACAGGATGAAAACCATGTACGGGAAATATTAGTTGAGTACGGTGATATTGGAATTTTCATAAGGGATTATGGAATAGAAAATGTAAGGGACTACCTGAACTTTATAATGAAAACCATAATAGATAAAACATAATATGAGTCTAACAAATTTTAAACTATTAAGAAACGATTCGGAAAGAAAAACAATAGGTCGAGGTGACTTTAAAATTAATTACATATTCTATGATGAAGTTAATGGAGGTATAGATACCAGTATTGAGGTATTATGGAATGATGGGATATTGATGCCACGAACAACGACCCTACAATTTAAAAGAAATATGGAAACTAATTTATATGTATTTTTAGGTGAGGGGTTACTTACGACTTGTGAAATAATGATTGGTGAACATGGTTATTCTGTATTAGAATGTCTCGATTTATGTATAAATAAATTTAGAGAAAACATATGAGTCTAAAAACTTTTAAACTATTACGGGGAACCGATTTTATATTTGTAAATAAGGACAACTATGAATTAAGATTGACAAACCCATATCATTCCCCTCATATATTTGAAATAAGGGTAAAGGTGGATACACGTGATGAACTATATGTACAAACCTATGGAATGGTAATGAGAGATGGTGCACCTTATAGTAGGTATGTAAAGGAAGTGGAGGATATTGTATGGGTAAGAAATGAATGTCCTTTGGATGTTCGAATGGAATTGGGTGGGGTAGAAAATAACATAGAGAATAAATTCTATGGATTGATTAATATGATAATGAAAAATATTAATTCATGGTTGGCTAGAGATTTAATACATGAAAACATATAGTTTAGTATGTAATACAATCACCCCCTTGGGGGTTGTTTTGGGTACATAGTTCCGGCAATGTTTTTAAAAAGAGGTAAAAAAACCTTGTTTTTAACCCTTGTATCCAGACATTTTTTGTCGTAACGAATTTCTCTCAGATATATATGGATTTATAACCGGAATTTGGGCTGGTCGTATTACAATCGATAAAAGTGGGATAAAGTGGAGATTAGTGGGTATAACTGTAGGATTGTCCCTTGTTCGAAATAACGATTATACTTTTATATTTTTCAGAAAACAGACCACAATAAAAAACCCCGACTGTTATATCGGGGTTCATTTTATATATACATATATGTACTACATGAGGTTAAGACCTAACTTTTTAAACTTCTCTTTAAGGGAGGTCATTATAAATTCTTTCTGTCTGTAGAACTCATCACGGTCATCTGACTCGTCTCTAGTTTTACCATTTATGGTCACCACACCGGACTGAACATAAACATTTAATTCTTTCGGGGAGTCAATATTTTTTCCGTTAGCGTAGATTAAAATATCTTCGGGGGTGTCCCTTAAAGTATATTCAATTCCACCCACCTTTCCTTTCTTCAGTGCGTCATACAATACGGTCCCCTTCTTTCTTTTAATTTTAACCCACTCACCTATATCTTCCGAAACCTTAGGTAATACATTCGAAGGTATTACAAGTCGATACTGACCCATGTTAATTGTCTGAAGAGTCGGAACGTCATATCTTAAATGTTGTACTATGTTATGTGGTAGGTCCGTAATCATCGGGATGTTTAACCCATGGTTATCGTAACGAAGGTAATCTATTTTAAATTTAAACGGGTAGTCTCCGTAACCCATCTCTTGAATCAATCCGCCAACCAAAATATATATGTCCTGAATCATCTCAGGATAAATCCTGTTGGTGAAAACATGTAACACTATAATACATTCTGAAATAAATGGTACATCTCCCATGGTTCCTCTAACAGGTTCCCTGATTGCCAAATCAAATATTGTAAACGTCCCGTCACTATAACCACGCAATTTACTATGAATCTCTGATGTTGCCGAATCAAAGTTATTCACATCATCACCCTCTAATATTTCCGTAAGTCTAATCATTGTATAATCTTTAGTAATAAATATCGGTTGGTTGTCATACGCCAAACTAAATTTGGATTCAGGGCCCCTGTGAAGGTTGTGTCATACGCCAAACTAAATCGACAGTGTGGTCCCATCCTGAGGGTACAAAAAAACCCGTGATGGAATTTCACGGGTTTGGTTTCTTGGTTCGGGTTCTATTATCCTTGAATAGATAACAATTCCTTACGGTGTGCGAATGCCTTCTTCTTAGAAGAGAAACTCTGAGAGATTGTTCTTCCTTTGATTGCAACCCTAACTCTGTAAGATGAACCGTCGAAGTAAATATGGTGTGACACTGGTACGTACACACTGTTCTTCGAAGTGCTCATTTCCAATAAAGCTTTCTTCCCACCTTTCTTAGGTGTTGCTTTCTTTGGGTCAGGTTTAGTTGCTGGCTTCGTAGCCGGTTTCTTTGCTGGTTTTTTAGTTGCCATTTCTTTTAACGTTAATAGTTTATTATTGTTATAGAAATATACATAATAAAAACCACAATTCCAAATCCGTGATTATATTTCAATGAACGTTTGCCAAACTATATTGACAGTGTGGGCCCATCCTGAGATGGTAACTCCGCCAAACTAAATCGTCACCTGTTGGGTCCCCCGTCGTCAGGTTCCGCCAAACTAATTCCGGAGTCTGAGGTCCCTGAGTCAGGATTCTTATCTTTCTCCTTTTGATAACACAGGTTACAGATGTCATGTACATGTGTATATTGGTCATGTAATCCCATCAAACCTGTCTTCTGAAATACTGACAATTGTATCTCAACACTACACACTCGACAAAACATTCGTATATCCTTGAGTCTCATGATTCTTAATTATATAAATCCAATTCACGTGTTCCCATCTTTTGTCTCTCATGTCTTGCACAATCTTGCAAGAACGCTTGGATACCCTCACCATTCTCCACACCATGGAACGTAAAGTTTAATTTAAATTGTTCTGAAGTGGTAATCTTTACAATCGATAATCCAACGAGTCTCATTATAAACGGTTCATCCAACATGATGGATTTTATCCTGAAATAGTTAACAGTCTCTTCTGTTACATTGAAGACTCCTTTTCTTTCCGTCATTCGGTCCTCGTAGATAAAATATCTACAGAAGTCAACTTCATAGTACTTGTATACACACCAGGCAACTGATGCTAATGTTATGTATACACTTCCTGTAAAGTACGCCAAACAAAATGGTAACAGGTACCATCCGACGTTAATCCACTGAGAGGGTTTAAGTATGTGTAGAGGTTCTTGTGTCGGTTTCATCTTAGATGGTTTTAATTAGTTTCTTTTAATTTTGGCCATGGTGTTACAGGTACATGGTACCGTAGTTTTACTAATCTCTTCGAATTCCTCGGGGCCAACCAAATTCACTGTGGTGTTCGTCCCGTATGTTCCGTCGGACCATTTACTAGCAATCAATCTACCGTGTTCAGTTTTTAAAATCCAAACAACACTTGTGTCTGGTGATGCTATTAAAATATCCGAGTGTTTAATATTCGGAGATTTACCATTAGCTTGAGCTGTTGGTTGGGTGATTCCACACCCAACCGCTAGTCCTATTGTCAAAACAAAAATTATTTTCTTCATGTTACAAGTTTACGAATTTATTTCAGTTAAATAAAAATCAAAGTCGATAAAGTTATTTGTGTCATCCTCCTCATCATCATCACCATCAATTAAGAAGTCCACCGCCAACGCGATTACATTCCCGAACTCATCCTGAGATGTGAACAACATATAAGAACCATCACCGACTCCTGAGGAACATACAGTTCCCTCGTCATACACTCCGAATGATTCTGTACCAAGAGTTCGTTGAGCCATCTTGTCATAGAACTCATCACCTTCATTACCTCGAGAACAAGAGAAATCCGCCTGACCTTTTTCAATTGGATGTTTATCGTTACGGTAAGATTCTCTTGAGAAGATTCCACACTGTCCTGAGTCCACACCAATAGTTGCGGGATGTGAGTCCCACTCTAATGGTTCGTCACAGTGTTCCTCATGTACTACAAGGAGCATCGAGTTTCTAACTCCCCAATCTCCTAAGTCCGTTTTCTTACAGTGGACCTCGTAGTTACCGGGTAATACATTACCTAAAATTGCCTGACACCAAGTTGGGATGGTGTAACAAGGGTCGGATACCACGACCTCCTTGTTTAATTTGATTTTGTTCATCGTTTATTAATTTAAATGGTTGTTGTTTCAAAGGTAAAACAAATACTAGAATATTCCAAATTAATTCTAGTATTTGTTGCCAATCAATATCAGTACATCTGTTCCTTCATTGATTTTGCTTTCTCGTAGTGTTTCTTGATGTCGTCCGCAAACTTGATAAGACGAGCTTTGGTTTTTGCGTATGCCCAAAACTGACAAAATTCACTGTCGAATTCGATACCCCCACACTTTACATTTCGTCTTACACACTCCTCGAAGTCATACGCCGAATCATAATCGTGGTTAAGGATTTCTTTCTTCGGGAAACCTGTAATGGAATAACCCGTTTCGTCTTTGTAGATTGTTAAACCTACTTCCGTTGTAATAGAATCGTTTGTTTTCATGTCGGTTTGATTTAAAAGGTTTGCCAAACTAAATTGTTTCCTCAGGAGTCACCGTTTTCTTTTTCTTGAAGTAGAAGTAGAATGGGACCCACCCAAATAATGCCACTCCCATTATTGAGGTTATCTCAAATGCCGACATATCTTCCGGATTTGTTGACGGGTTGATTGCTCTTGCAATGTTTGCCGTTAATGTTAATAAGATTACCCATCCTAATAATGTAATCCCTACTTTCATTAATGTTTCTTTTTTCATGACTATTTGTTTTTAGATTGTGAATACTGTAATTTGTAACTTCTAACATTCTCCGCAATCTCTACATCAATTGCTTGGATTAGTTTGTTTTTGGCCTTCTCCATGAACTCCTCGTTGCCAAACAAAATGTCGAGGTTCGTCGTTGCCTCGGGATGGAATTCCAAATTGTCCACGATGATACGAATGTCTTTTGACTTGGTACCCTTTCTATAGAATGGGACCCTTGCGTAAATGTATTCACGAACCAAACATAATTTGATATCCTCCAAGTTCTCACGGATTCTCATTTGCATGATTATCTCCTCGAGTGATGCCAATCTTTCGAAAGATTGCTTCATTGACACAATTGACTCCGTATACAAGTGAGTTGCTCTATCGAGTTCCTTTGATGACTTCAATCCATTACCATGTTGAATGAATTGGTCATATGTACTGATTTCCGTTGGTGAACCTACGATGTCGATAAAGACACCGTCGATTGTTTTATTAATTCGTCCCATATTTCTCTTTAAAGTTTTTAATGACTTGTGCCAACCTAATTCGGAGTGTCGGCTGTACCTCCTGAGGATTTTCTCTCTCCTCCAAATATTTCATAGATTCCATCCTACGATTCTCATCCTCGAGAACCATTTTAAGAATTTTATCTTCCGTATATGTTTTAGAAACATTTAGTTCCTTTACCCATTCGTTAAAGGGTAATTCTCTATCAGGGTGACACACTGATTGTGCTTTCATACTATTCATTTGTTTCAGTTTGTTTTTTAAGTGATTCCAAATATAATTTACGAAGTTCTTCTCTGTCATCAGTCGTTAAGTAAGGGAAATCATTTAAGAACCCATCCACATCTTTTTCTTCTTCAATTCCGTACTCGATTTGAGAGTCAATAATACCCTCCCAAAAATAGTCATTATCAAAATGGTAGTTCCCTTCGTTGTATCCATAGTCATCCTCAAACACACCATTCTCATTGATAATAGTTTTACCACAAAAATCACATCCACTTTCTGTGTAGAATAACTCCACATTCACACCATACATTTGGTGTAATACGACTCCAAAGTTAATTGGTGGTGACCACGCCGTTTCGGGACTCATTGTGATACATTCCTCATCAAAAACAAAATTACAACTATCATAATCCACATCCCATTTAGTTCCGAAGTAATTAGTGTTTGCGTTGTACCACGCACCATTATCGTAATCTTCTTTACTTACATCAGGTTGAATACCGATAAGGGATTGGAAAACGATACACTCACCAGATTTTGTTTTCGGTTCGTCTTCGAGGATACGAGTCAAAAGACCGATTTGTTCTTTCGTTCCCGTGATTGTGATTGTATTTGAACACCAGTTTGGCATGATTTTAATGTTTTAGTTTTACAAAGATATAACAGGGATACCATTTTACCAAATAATATCCCCGTTATTTTTTTATTTTTTACCAAGAAGCTTGGTAGTAGTAATCTCCATTTTCTTCTTCTAACAAAGGTTCGATTTGTTTGATGGTTTCATCCAAACCTTGAATGTAGTATTCATCGTATTCAGTTCCACCGAAAAAGAAACCTGATTGGGTTGGTAATAAATCATCTGCCACTGAAGTATCCGAAGGAAGTTCAACTTCTTCCATTAACTTCTTACCATTCTGCCAACCAACTTCCAACATCTTTTTCTCCTTCGGTGAATTTTCCAAACTTTCTTTCACCTTCTTACAAACATCCACAAGTTCTTGGAGTTGTTCCCTACTTACATAGTATTGTCGGCAATTGTCCTCACCATCTTGGACATTCTCCACGAACCATTGATGGATGTGGTTGGCTTTACGCCAATACCCGACACTTTCTTCGATGTTGGAAATTCTTTCAGGGTTGATTTCCTTTAAAACCTTACCACCTTTTTTGACAACAATTTTGTGTTGGTCTTCAGGTTTCATATGTGACCAATTTTTCACATATGTTTTCTTTGAGAGATACATATCTAATCCCATTGTACTATTGATTTAAAATGTTAAAAAATTCAATTCCTTTTTTCATTAAGTCCTCTGCTCGTGATAGTCGTTTTTCTTCACTACTCACATACATTGACCTATCGGGTGAAACACCCAAATCCGACATCGAGAAGTTAAACTCCCATTTACCACCTACAAGTCGTTCACCTGTAAATCGTTCAACTGCGTTGTAACTTTCGTAAGTCATTTTTAATTTACATCCATTCACTCTCGTGGTGTCTTGGATGATTACCACATCGTGAGAACTATCTCTCTTGTGTAGTTTACTTCTATAAAGTTCTTTTGTCTTTTTCATAATACAAAGATATAACACTTTTTCTTTTATACCAAATTTATTTTCAACTTTGTTGCCAGACTAATTTCACTGTTCACCATCTCCCTTCGAGATGTAAACCCCGTAATCAATCGTATGTATTTGTGGAACACCATCATTGTCCATAATGTGTCCATCGAATAACCAGTTAGGTTGAACTCTTGGGTTGTAACGAACTCTCCTACTCTCATCCTTAATGAAGTCGGTTGAACGTATTACAATATCCTTACATAGTACCCACGCACATACCACCTTCTCACCACCATTGAAAATCTTTTGGGCAACTCCTTTGTAGTTTTTGAAAACACAATCGGTCATTACCAACTGAACATCATTGGGGTTATGGTACTCAACTCTGTCGGGATAAGTAACTTTCCACTTCATATAGTTTTTACCTCTACCGAGATTAAAACGAACTTTGATACTTTTACTCATAGGTCATTTGGATTTACGGTGCGAGCCCAATTAGTAATATAATCTTCTTCCGTTAGGTTTACCAAAAAGGTACAACCACATTCGGGACACCCACTTTCTTCGTATAGGTGTTTGTCTCGTGGGTTAACTGGGTTAGGGTTCATTTGAACTTTTAACTCATCCTCCATTCCTTCCCACTCACATTTAGTACATTGATATTTGTCCATGATTTAATTGTTTAGTAATACAAAGATATAACACTTTTACTTTTATACCAAATTTTTGTTTCACTTTTTTTGAACTTTGTTGCCAAACAAAAATCCCCCTGTTACGGGGGACCTTCACTAATCTTCTTGTAAATCGAATTCCAACTCTGTATAATGCATTGTACCTTTCGTTACATTTGGATTTTCTTTTTCTACCGAGATAACATCTCGTGCCCAACTTCCTACAATTTCTTCTTCACCTCGATAATCTCCACCACCTCGACCGTTACCTTCACAGGTTAATAATGGTAAAGGGTGAATTTCCCAACCGTCATTACTTGGAACTTTCGATTTGTCCACAAATTGTTTTTTGGTGTGGTTCACAATAAAACGATAATCTTTAGTACTTGTAACTTTTGGATTGAGTTTGTTTTCATCGTTACAAAGAGAATAAAGATTTGCATCGTATTCTTTACCTTCCGAAATAATTTTTAAATCAGGTTCGTTGTCGGCGTAATCACCCGCCCAAACTACTCGAGATTTATAGAACTCACCACCACGTGCGATAAGTTTTTCAAACGACTGAACGAAATCATTGTTTAGATATGAATGTTCCATCAGTTTGAGTCCGTTGTTATAGTCATGAGAATAAACCCATGCTTTAACGGTTTCATGTTGTCCTTCTGTCGGTATATCACCGAGAATTGTTGGTTTAAAGTACTGTCCCATTTTTTTATTTATTTAATTTAAACAAAGATACTACTATTTTCAGTATAACCAAATTTTTTTTATACTTTTTTTTGTCTTTGTTGCCAACCTATTTTTACAGTGCAGCGCTGCGCACCAGCAAACAGCCAGTTTTTACCAGCAAACCTGGTGCTGGTTGCCAGGTGATTTAGTTTGGCGTTTCGGAAACCCTTGATTTTATTGAGTTTGTCTCCGCCAAACAAATTCCCTCCTGTGCAGCAACAGCAGCGCAAACAGCTGCTAGCAACTAGCAAGCAATAAAAAACCCCTCATTTGAGGGGTCTTTATTTAAATTGAAACTACAAACCTACTTTCTTTGTCGGGTCGTTTTCTTGTTATTTTGTACTTCAACCCAATTATAACATCTTTATCATCTTTGTACCTCATATCGTAAAGGTCACCATCGATTACTTTTCTACCCCAAAATGTGTCGGGTAATTTGTTTTTGAAAACAACGGCAACTCTTACTCCGTTATCCAACATATCCAAACACTCAGTGAAATTGTCACCACTAAAAGAAAAGGTTAAATCGTAGTTCTTGTATTTTGAAACCAACTCTTTTCTTTTCGGTACTTTGGTATAATCGTAAAACATAACATCGGGATACAATTGTAAAATGTTTTTTCTTACTCCGTTTACATCCATATGAAAAGATTCAGGCGAAATGTCTGAGGTGTTGTTTAATCGTATACTAAAACGGTAACCCATTTTCTCCGCTTTTAATTTTGCCGAGTTGATTTCATCCACCATCCATCTCATAAAATATTCACGGTCTTCGAAAAACAATTTAGTTTTTAAGATTCTTGAATTGTTAATCATATCACCGTTCATGTTCATTCGATTCATTCCCGACTCATTCAAACAAAGTGCAGTACACTCTTTGTTTCTCATCGGACAAACCTCATAACCACTCATCTTTGCGGGTGCAAGATATAGACTATAGGTTAACTCATCATACTTGTACGCCTTAGCGTGTTTAGTTGTGAGGTTTACGGAACCTAAATAATTGATTCCCGTTTCTCTTTTTGCTTGGGTTTTGTTCTTGTAGTTCATGTACTATCGGTTTAATATTTCCAACAAAGATATAAAAGTATTTTCATTATACCAAATTTTTTTTAAATTATTTTTTATTTTTTTTCCTGAAGACGATTCCAGGACCCTGAACGAATTTAGATTGGCACACGCCAAACAAAATCCAAACCCGAGACTCAGGCTGGATTCTTCAGACAAAAAAAAATCCCCAGCTTTCACCGAGGACTTTTTTGTTAACCAATTAAACGTACTAGAACAAAGACTATAACATTCCGTCAATAGAGTGTGACGATTTTGTAATTTTTTTTCCTTTACGAATATAGTTGTTATATCCAACCATAAACATATCAATTTTAGTTGTGAGTACCATTGAACCTTCCAGCTTAACACCACTATAATTAACGTTAAGCTTTTTCATAAATTCATTAAATGAACGTTCAAGCTGTAACCCAATAGTATCATTAGGTGGAATAGGTGAGTCTTCAATCTGATAACGAGTACCAACTCTAGAGAACTTCAAACCAACCATATCTCTACCATCAAGGTTAGGTACACTTTCATTCAGACATTCTTTAATTTCTTGAAGAGACTTCTTCAAAGAATTAATTGTGGTCTTTTTAGGTTTCTTAATCATTGTATTGAGATTATTTGATTTATACAAAGATATAAACTTTTTTTGGTTAAAAAAAACATTCTATTAAAATAGTGTATATTTTATTGGATTGTCCACATTTAAATGTTAATATCTACGCCAAACTAATTTTGGATACTCAGACCCCGGCGAGGTTCTCAAGAAAAAAAGAGCATAAAAAAAGGGGAGTTCCGAAGAACTACCCCTTAATTACTAACCCATATTCACTAAATCAAAAACGTAGGTTAAGTTTTTTAGAGATTGGTCGTTTATAGTTGTAGATTTCTTCAACCATAAGACCACACGATTTCTTATCACCACAAACTTTAATCAAGTCGGGACGAACACTTACTTTGTGAACGAACTCCTCAAAAATAAATTCGGGTTTCTTTTCCATTAAGGAAAGTAATGTACGAACAAATACTGATTTGTTATATCCGTCAAAATACGGACGAAGTTTCAAGAAACCTTCTGCTAATTGGTTTGCTCTGTCAAGATTGTGAACAACGAACTTACCCGAAGCAAAGTCATTCTTCTCAACGTAGTTACCAGGTTTCTCACTCAACATCATAATACGTTCAGTCAAAGAGAACATTGGAAACTTCTTACCGAACTTGTCCAAGATTTCGTAAGATTTGTTACCTTGATTAACAAACCCGTGAATGTAGTCCTCTTTACTCCACTCTTTCATATTACAATTGAATTTACGAGCGGCGTCGAATACACCTTTACTTGTGTTGACGATTGACGTATCAACGATGAACCAAATACCTTTACCCGCGATTTTCGCAGCTTCCAAACGATGTTGTCCGTCAACTACAATAAACTTTGAGGTTACGATGATTGGAACTTTCATTAGTCCGTCTTGCATCATTGACTCGGCGATACGTTTGATACGTGTCTTTGAAGCCGTTTTAGATAAATCACGATTAACATCGTGGAACTTGAATTGACCAAGATTGGTCGTGTGTTGAACTGAAAAATTTTTCATACTCTTTTTTGATTTTAGTGAATAATTTAAATGAGATACAAAAGTAAAACGATTATATAGAATATCCAAATTTATTTAAGAATATTTTTAAATTTTGTTGCCAAACTAAATCGTCCAGTCCCGTCCAGGCGTAGTAAAATCAAGGGTTTCGGAGGTTTTTGAGCATAAAAAAAAGGGATAGAAAACTACCCCTTTTAAGAACCAAACACAAACTACAAACTATGAAATTGTAATTGTATGTTTAAAATTTATCAAATACTTTTCAATTTGTCAAGTATATTTTCAATTAATATCGTCTCCGTTGTGATACACGACAACTCCGTCATGTTCAAAGATTTCTTCTGTTGAGAAACCTCCGTTATCGACTAACGACATAATTTCTTTTGTGTCATCAACCTCATCCCAAGGTAAATCCAAAGTTCCACCCTCTTTAACAACATTAACTGATAATTGTCTCGCCTCCTCTATGTTTTGTGATACAACAGAGAAACGAGTTCTCATCCAAGTTGTTACCTTTTGGTCAACGTAGAAATCAAATTTCTCACCGGGAATGTCATACAACATTTGTTCAACAATCAAAGTCCAATTCCCACTAGGGTCTTGTTGTTCATGACTATCGTAGTTATCCAATACCCATTGGATTTGTTCTTCGGTTAGTAAAATACCCAAGTGTTGGGAAACACCTATTACATCTTCTTTTTGAATTTTTGACATGATTTATTTTTTTAATTTGTTTACAATGTTGGGAGAACTCTGTCTTGTCCATAGAATAAAGAACCTCCATCGTTACCTTCATCATCCATTGATAAGATACAACTTGTTCCATCGTTTAAGAAGAAACAAATAGGTCGTTTATACCAACCCATCATTTCCATTTCCTCATCGTTAAGGTAACGAACTTCGGTAATTGTTTTTCCTTGAAGGACTTTCTTCGCTTCGTCAGTCCAATGTTTTAAGATTTCAGGTTTTGTCGTTGACATAATTAATTTAATTTAGTAATACAAAGATATAATACTTTTTCTTTTTTACAAATACTTTCTTGCCAATCTAAATTGACACCACCTGAGTATCGAAGGTCGTCAACTCGTTGTGGATTTGAAATAGTAGGTCGTAGTCAAGATGTTTGTATGACACTCTAAACACATCAACTTCCATTTCGTGAATGTAGGTTACAACTTCCACTTCTTCCATATTGAACCTCTCAATCGTACTGAAATGGTTTTTGTTGGTGTAAGTATAGATAGGAGAACAATTCATCTCCATATCTGCCGTGGTCAAATTACCACGGCGTTTTAATACTTTCTGAATTCCTTTGATTAATTGTGTTGTAGTCATTGGTTTTAGATTTTAATGATTTGACAATAGTTTTCTAATTCATCCAAAGGAATTCTTCCATACTTTGAAGAACTATAATACCCTTGTGTTTCGTACCTCTTTTTCCATTCACAAAAGGCGGTGATTGCGTCCTCTTTTGTTTTGTAGGTGTCAGAGAAATGGATTGAAAATCCATCGGGAGAAATTACATCGAATTTTTGTTTTTTTGACATATCTATTTGTTTTAATTGGTGTAAAATGTTACAAATGAACCGAAGTGTTTATCCATTACGCCAACCAAGTTGTCATAATCCCCACTCATCATTTCTTTTTGAATTTCATTGGAATTTAACCCAAGTTGTTTTGACCATCTATCCGCATATCCCAATAGGACAAATGCGTTACCTTCTGGACCGGTCAAGTCGATTTCTATTTTTTTCGATTTTTTGTTAATTGACTTTATCATTTCTATATTGTTTTATAAATCAAAGATACATCTATTTTCAGTATAACCAAATTTTTTTTATATTTTTTTTAAACTTTGTTGCCAAACAATTTCCGTGATGGAATTCCCGTCGCGGGTTCTGAGTAAAAACAAAAAAACCCCAACTTACGTTGAGGTCTTAATTTATTCTTCTTCGTTATCCCAAAACTTTTGAATCGCCTCATCGAACAATTCATTCTGTAATTGGTGTAAGGTAAATCCATTCTTAATACATTCATCAACCCATTCTTCACCTTCAAAAATACCTTCCCAACTTTCTTGTGGAGGTAACCCCATTTCATTTTCGTTTTGGATGTGTTGGTAGATTAAATCTACAACATTTTCTTTAGTCATTACAAATTGATTTAGTGAACCACAAAGATAAAACTATATTTCATATAATCCAAATTTTTTTATACTTTTTTTAAACTTTAACGCCAAACTAAATTCTCCCTGAACCAGGGTCACCAACATCTGTGGTAAATAAAAAACCCCCACCTTTTCGGGTGAGGGTTTCAATTTACTTCGTGTATTTGTCATAAAAGACTTCCATTCGTTCCATTACCACATCTAAACTCCAACCACTTGTGTCTTGGTCGTTCCAATGAAAATACCCCATTTGTAACTTTTCAATACTAGTGGGAATTGACTTGTCGTGTGAAAATTCGGGTAAACCACCATTACCTAAATCATCTTGGTAGTTACAACGATACTCAATTACAATATCCTTACCATTGAACTTTTTGGTGTAGAATACTTTTTGAGTAAATTTTCTATCTTTACCCCCATTCTTTCGTGTCCAACCATGTTCGGACATAAAAACATCCATTTGTTGAAGAACACTTTCTTTTGTTTTTAAAAGGAACTCTTCTTTTTGTTTTTTCAATTCATTTAAGAACTGATAATACTCTTTAACTGACTTGTACATAATAAGTAATTTAATTTAGTTTCAACAAAGGTAAAACAATATTCGGTATAAACAAAACTTTTTTATACTTTGTTGCCAAACTATTTTCTCCCTGAACCGTGACTCAGGAACTTCAGGAAATAAAAAACCCCCACATTTCTGTGAGGGTTCATCTTACCAAGTTTTAGGGTACTTATCCAAAATCTCTTGTGGGTAAAGTACTCCGTTTCCGTTTCCTAATACATCTTCCCACCAACGAATACCTATCATTAAACGAGGTACCGCGAATTTTTGAATGTCCTCATCGTGTACATAAAAGAATACATCGTTACGTCCACCCGTTCCTTCTTCATTGGGTGTTGGTAATGTTGTAACTTCTTCACCATACTTTACACGAACTCCGAACTCATCGGATATCCATTGTTCAAAGTCTTTAACGTTTTCATTTCCTACGATTGTACCAGGCCAGATACATAATTGATTGAAGTTTTCCATTTCTTTATTGATTTAGTGAGACACAAAGATATGTTATTACTGAATATAATCCAAATACTTTTATATTTTTGTTGCCAACCTATTTTTTGGATTAACCGGGGTCGACGAATACTTATCCTTATGATAAAAGGAATATTACTTACATTAGGAATTGAATTCGTATTATTAATTGTTTGGGTTTACTTCGAATCGAAGAGACAAATAAAAGAAGATGAGAAATCTAGGTTTAACACCTGGGAAGATTGGAATTAGCCTGGCACTACATTATTGGTATATGCAGATATGAGTTCGTTATATGTATCATAATAATTCATACCAGTTACACCATATCTTGTTGGTCTACCTCTGTTCAATTGCATAAACGAAGCTTCCCATTGACCGTTTACAATTCGAGGTGTCATAAAACTCATTGGGTCAAAAAGAAACGGATTGGTTGCCATGGCAAATCCCACTCTGGTATATAAATAACCATCTTCACCTGATAAAGTATAAAAATCACCTCTGAACCATATGGTCGTACCATCCCCAATATATGCGTTGGATAATACATCGTATGTTCTATATTCTTGTAATTTATTAACATTCGCATCATCTAAAAATGCTTCACTAATTACTGGTTGGATTACTGGCATAGTTTTTTATATATAAATACCGCCAAACAATAATCGGAGCTGTAACTGTGCAGCTCCAGCAAACACTTCAGAGCATAAAAAAACCCCACATTTCTGTGAGGTCTTTTTGTACTACAACCAATTAAACCAATTCGGCTAATTCTTGGAAAATCATTCTTTCACGATTTCCGTATGTACCGAACATTTTGTTTTCGGAGTTATCTCCTTTGGTCATTGAGTGAGTTGTGTATTTTGTTACACCACTAAACAATCCCCAAAGATTGTCTCCTTTTTCTCTCAATTCACCGTTAAGGTCAACATAGAAACGAGTGAGTTTGTTACGAGTAACGGTTGACACTTGTTCTTCGTTGTTCAAGTCAACATCTTTCATAATGTTGAACAATGTACGAGTAACCCAATCCTCTTGTTTTTTGTTCAAACGAGTTTCAGACATTCTCTTAATGTCTTGGAACATCACTTGTTCTTCTTCGATTACTCTTTCCAATCCACGACAGATTTCGTCTACTCTCAAAACCATGTTTTTCGTATGACGAACTTTCGTGTCCATAGAACGGAACGCCGCAAAGAATGTGTTTTGACAACTAATTGTTACGTTACTAGGTCCGAACGCCAAACTAGTTGAACCATCAAAGGAATTAATACCTGTGATAAATCCTTCGATACGGTCATTACCCAACTTCAAGTCATTCGACTTTAATTGAATAAACACTTTTTGTCCATTACCAAATGAACCACCCTTGTGAATAGGTAACCCAATTTGTTGAGACACTCTATCCAATGTTTCAATCAACTGATGATTTTGAAACGGATAGTAACCCTCGCCGTGAATAGATAACACTTCGTTAGTGTCTTCACGAACAATAGCTTTCTGTTTTGGAATGATAATTCCACTTTCGGTAGTAAGAGACTCTTGTCTTACAGTCCAGTTTAAACCTGTTTGGTTTAGTACGTTGTCGATACGATTTTCCATGTTTATTAAATTTAAATCTTTCACAAAGATAAAACGGTTTTTGTTATATTCCAAATAAATTTAAAAGTTTTTTTTATTTTTTTTTTACCACCCATCTCACCTGTCGTCGGATTATGATTATTGGTTGGCGTACTACAACAGAATAGTGTCATACGCCAAACTAAAACTTGGATGGAGCAGCACCGTCGAGTCCCAAAAAACTCTTCCGAGCATGAAAAAACCCCCACCATTTCTGATGAGGGTTCCACACTAACCAATTAAACTCAATTTATGAACAAAACAAATCAAGTTCTTTTATCACATTGTCCTCTGTTGGGTTATATATTACCCGAGAAGATTAGTGAGTCTCTTGTTGGTAAGTCATCGATGATTTCGTAAATGTCTTCACCGATTACAACACCAAGGTTTCTTCCGTTATCCCATTTAACGTTGATAACGTCTCCACCAATGTGGTAGATAGTTCCCAATGTCCCACCCTCTATTGGGTTCGGGTCGTTTACCATTGAGATTAATTTAATTCTTTTTCCGATTAAGTCGTTCATTACTTTTTAATTTAGTTGTTTAACAAAGGTAAGTCTTTTTTTGGTATAAACAAATAAATCTTATATTTTTTTTTGAATTTGTTGCCAATCAAATTACGCCACCTGAAGGTACTGTGATGGTGAAAGTGACTTCGTAGTTAAAACTACACCTTGACCTATCATACCTTGTGCAATTGTGAATGCTACTGACATTGCTTCGTATCTACCTTTTGACGTGTTAGATTTAGCACACCCAATAGTGATTCCCCAAGCAATCATTGCTTCGAACCCATAATCAACACCGAAATAGTTTCGTACTTCCTCAACTGATTCTCGGTTAATCTTTTTTGTGTCCCAACCTTTAGGTAAGTTAGAAAGGTAAACAAAAAACATTTCAATTGCTTTTTGTGTTGGTCGGTCGTTTGATGATAAGAACCCTTTAGGTATCATCGTTTTTTTGATTGTTTCTTTGATGTTGTCCATTTTGTTTTTGATTTATAATACAAAGATAATACTATTTTAGGTATAACCAAATTTTTTTTATACTTTGTTGCCAATCAAATTCGACTGTTAGTCATCTCCGTCGTCCAAACACTCCTCACAAGCATTACAACTAAAACAATACGAACAACCACAACCATCCTCTGTGTCACCACAATCACAACAATTGAACATAGTACCGCAATCGTATTGATTACCTTTTCGGTCTTTACCCCAACTATTTGAAAATTCACACATGGTTTTATTTATTTTGTTTCTACTCTAATAGTGAATAAATTGTCCGACATCTCGGATTTATCAACCATATCTCTAACCTTTTTTGCGGTTTCAAGGTGGTTGTATCCAAATACCTCAATGATATACTTTGCCTTACCCACCTTTTTTCCGTTAGGGATAAAATACTCTCTTGTTGGTTCGGTTGTGTTTCTAACCGAATTGTCTTTACTTGAAACGTAATAATAATTTGTTGTTGCCATCTTGTTTTGTTTTATTGGTTTATTCAAAGATACGACATTATTCAGTATAACCAAATTTTTTTTATACTTTTTTTGGACTTTGTTGCCAACTTAACTGGTTAACGCCGCTGTTCGCCCAGGCTCCTTCCATCCGAGAATTAGTTTGGCGTATGACAATGTAGTATTTACAAGGGGTTTCGGTCCGCCAAACTATTTTCAGGGCTGCTGGGGTACCCGGCAACTTCAGAGCAAAAAAAATCCCCAACTTTCGTCGAGGACTTTTCTATATGAACAACCAATCTAATTCTTATCTACACTATGTAACATATCCGAAAAATCTTCATCAGTTACAACTTCTTTCTTCATGTAATACCCCACAATACCTTCACCTTCACACATACATTCATCTTCTCCGTAAAATCCCCAACAACTATCAACTTCTTCTTTGTGTTCGTGTCCTAAACTACACTCACTTACTTTGAATACTTTGTATCCGTAAACGTCTCCCGTAAGATATTGGTCGTAAGTTTTAACTTCACCTTCTAAAATGTTCGTTACCTTTTCGATAATTTCTTTGGTAATTCTTTTTACACCAAATTCTTTACGTACATTTTCTTTGGATACAATAATCCAACCAACTTGACCACTATCCCAATTACAACCAAATGGACTTGTACTAATTGTAATTCCACTATGGTCGTAAAGGTACAAAGGTAAGATAACACAAGTGTTTTCTGTTTTCTCAATATCTTTTCTTTGTTCGTCCCAACCACTATAATTACCACTTTGATAATCGTGTTTGTCCCCTAAATTGTAACGTCCGTGAAAACAAATCATTGTACCTAAATTGTCCCAACTTCTTGGACTTTCAGGACTTTCGTCTTGGTGAACTTCGATAAGGTAATTACCTATTCTTTTTTTGTTTGTCATAATAATTTTATTTAATTGATTAGATAACAAAGGTACAACATTATTCAGTATAACCAAATTTTTTTTATACTTTTTTTTAATTCTTTTGCCAACGTACCACTTGAGTCAGGGGCCCTGAAGACCGGCCGAAATTTTAGTTTGGCTCGAAGAATATCTGTGGTCGTTTCCGCCAAACAATTTACACTTCAGCGCATGGGCCCAGCAACTTCAGAGCATAAAAAAAGGGTAACATTTCTGCTACCCTTTATGAACCACAACCTTTAACCAATTAAACCGACAAGTACAATCGGTTGTGATTATATAAAGCAACGGGGTTGTTTTCCGCTATCTTTCCGTAAGTTTCTCGAATTGTATTATACATAACCTCATGTGTTTCGTTAATACATTCCGAAAGTAATTCACAAAATCCGTAGTTACTTTCATCAACCACGTCTTGTTTTGTACCAGGTAAACCACAATAGTAAGCCTCTCCGACTTCACTAATGAACATTCCCGAATAAAAACCTTTCAACTTATAAAAGTCAACGAACCTATCGGCGTTACACCAAATAAAAATTGAATTGTCTTTTTTTGATAATACCTCAACCATACTTTGGTCAATGATAAAACCTCCTTTACAACCATCGAATTGTCCAACAGAGAATAAACCATGTGGTGCTCCATGTCCACACATCATTACTTTATCATGTTCTTCGATTAGTTTTCGGACTTCGTCCTTTGTAATACCACCAGTAACAATTGTTTTGTTTGGTATAGTTTCATACACAATATCTAAAAATTGTGTTGATTTGTCTTTTGGGTGAATAATTAAAGTTTTCATTTACTTGTCGTTTTAATGTAGTACAAAGATATACTAGTATTTTCATTCTACCAAATATATTTCCATGTTTGTTGCCAAGATGACACTTGTGGATACGGGACAGACGGTGACAGGTGGATTATTGTTTGGCCGTAATACCTCAAAATATGTAAAATAAAACACTAATAATATGTAAAGTAAAACTCTACTAATTTGTAAAGTGGCCAAACTAATTGTAGAATGGGGCTGCACCGTCGGCTAAAAATTTCGTCTGTTCGCAAAAAAAATCCCCACCTTTTCGGGTGAGGACTTCTCTATTATGAACACACTAACCAATTACATATTGAATCGAGATTTAAGTGCCACCTCAAATGCGGTGTGGAACTTCACTCTACTTGTTACTTCTTCAACTGATAATGTTGTATCAACACTTTCTCCCGTTTCATCATCGTAACCCATGATTAATCCGTTACCAGCTAAAGGTTGTTTGTTGTCCATTTGAAAGAACATTGTGTTGTCATCCATAAACAACAAACCTTCTTCATCTACATAAACATCATTTTGTTCATCAATGTTTGAAAGTTCGAATGTTGAACATCCCAAATGTTTGTAGATACTTTCTAATTGACTACCTTGTGAGTTTTCAATTACTTCGACTTCTGTAATTGTTCTGTTTTTAACGTCGATTAAAATTCCTTTTTTCATTTCTTTATTGGTTTAATTGTTTAACAAAGATACATCTATTTTCAGTATAACCAAATTTTTTTTATACTTTTTTTTATTTTTGTTGCCAACTTAACCAACTCAGGGAACTTGAGTCAGGGCCCTGAAAACTTTTTGATTGTCGGACTTCGGTTGGTTTTAACCAAACTATACATTCACGCCAAACAATTTACAGAGCAGCGCATGGGCCCAGCGCAACTTCAGAGCATAAAAAACCCCCGATTTTCATCGAGGGTTATTTTCTTAAATCAATTCTTTAATTGATTTTATGGTTTCTTCATCTAATGGTTTTTGTTCTACCCCATCAATAATTGCCCCACATTCTAAATATCGGTCAATGATTGTAGACATATCATCCCCAAATGATTCTGAAAAATCAACATCAGAACTTGGTAAAATGACATCTAATCCTTTTTTTCTTAAATTATCAAGAATTTCTTTTCTTACTTGTTCGGAATTTAAAATTTCACCGATTGTTTCATGAATTGACATTGAAACATCTAAGTAACTATCGTCTTCATACAAAGAGGATACGTTTTTTGTTTGATTTTTTTGCATTTTATTTTATTTTTTTAATGAGACACAAAAGTAAGATGATTATATTATTATACCAAATTTTATTTACACTCTTTTTGAACTTTCTCGCCAAACAATTTATGGGATACCCGCAGCAGGAACCACATCTTCTTCAAAAAAAAAGAGTGGATTTCTCCACTCTCTCATTTAACTTGTCAAATACCTTTTGTCTTTTTTGAACTTTAGGTGTCTACATTCATCAATGGTCAGTCCAACAAACTCATTGGGTGTGAAACTGATTTCATCGGGATAATACTCAAAAAGAAATTGTTCTTCCCCATTTTCCATTGTAACGAATACTTGGGGCATCGGGTCAAAGAAACTTTTTGGTTGGTCGGTAATTCTTGAACTTACTACTTTCATAATTTAAACGATTAAAAGTAAAACAATAGATGTGGTTAATACTATTACTAAAAAGAAAACGACTATGTCTTTACATATTTTCATAGTACAAAGATAAAACAATTTTAGAATTATACAAGAACTTTTTTTATTTTTTTTTTCTGAAGGGACAGCGCATGGTAAAAACTTGGTTGGCATATGTAATACGATACTACCCATATGTAATACCTCACGCCAAACAATTTACAAACCGGCGCATGGTGAACCCACGGAACTCCTCTGAAACAAAAAACCCCCACCATTTCTGATGAGGGTTAAAAATAAAAAATGAAAAAAAAATTCTAATTCATACAAAGGTTGGTCAACAAATCGGACACTTGGTTTGGTTTTTCTTCCATTGAAACAATTTCAAAGGTTTCATCTTTTGTGATGTGGTTGATGAATTTAATTTTCATTTCACCATTTACCTTAATTGATTCACAAGTACAAAGGATTTCGTTTCCTTGTTTTTGAATGATTGTTGGGATAATACCTTTTGCTAACTCCCTACCGAAATTATCTTCGGGAATTTGTCCACCACCCATTCCGTAAACAACTTCACCATCTTCAACTTTTTTGAGTAAGAAAACAATGGTGTCAGGAATTTTGTTGGGGTCAACTATTTCACTAATAGTTTCTCTGATTGAATGTGTCATACCTTTAATAAAGGTCATTACTTCTTGATTGTCTTGATAATTGTTCATACTTTTTTTATTTAATTGGTTTACTCTACAAAGGTAAAACATTTTTACAATTATACAAGAACTTTTTTATTTTATTTTGCCAAGATAACAAAACCCGTCCTGAACCCTGATGGTCTCCAGGAAATTTTGATTGGCGGAACCACACACAGAACCAATCCATGCCAAACAATTTTCAAACAGATGCGGTCCGTCACACTGTGACTTCAGAACATAAAAAAACCCCACATTAATAGTGAGGTTTTATTTCTTTTTTATATTGACGAATATCATTGACAAACATCATAATTAAAAAACTAAAAAACATATTACCAAAAAGGAACATAAAGATTTTTTCGTCTGTTGTTATGTTCATATTAAAATAACCATATACACAGAATAATATGGAAACGATTAGGATTAGATAGATAGGTAAATTTTTCATTTTTATAAATCTAATGTGTAAAAGTAAACGAATATTAAACCCAATACATAGAGTAAACCCAATAAATTGTAGAAGTGTTGTTTTGTAAATTTAGTTTTTTTCATGTCTTTAAATTTTAGAATGTAAAAGTATAATAGTATTTCCATTATACAAAATTTGTTTTGGTAATTATTTGTTAATGTATTTTAACCATCACCACGACCATCCCGACGGGAAACTTTTTGATTGGCGGAACCACACACAGATACCATCCACGCCAAACAATTTTTTTTGGATGCACACGGGGTGGTATTCTAAAAACTTCAGAACATAAAAAAACCCCACATTTCTGTGAGGTTTCTTTTTTGTTTTTCAAGGTTTAGAATTTTTGAGGTTTCAACTTCTTGTTTTTAAAGTAGTTTCTGATGTCCTCGATTAGAACTAAAAAGAATAGTCCCAAACACATACAAGACAAAACAAACATAAACATTTGATTGTCTACGGGAATATCCCAAGTTAATGATGACCACATTCCGAAAAATGTCATTCCTAAAAGACTGAAATAGATAAATAGATTTTTCATTTTGTTCTTTTTTAATTAGTTGTTTAATTGTTTAACGATACGAAGATACAAAAGGTTTCAGTATAAACAAGTTTTTTTTATATTTTTTTCTGACTTTGTTGCCAACGTAGCAGAAGGTGCTGGTTACCCTCAGCGCAGCGCATGGTGGGAAAATTGGTTGGCGGTGGTTCAACAGATAACAACACTACACTTCTCCCGCCAAACAATTTACATAATCCCGGGACGGTGAACCAAAAAAATTCCAACTCCCAAATTATTTTGTAATTTTTTTTCTTCTATCCCGCCAAACAAGTTTCAAACCTTCACGGGTGTCCACAAAAAAATTTTAACTAACAAATTTTTAGACAAAAAAAATACCTACTTGTTAGGTAGGTATCTTTTTATTTTAACTTGGGGTTACTATTCAATTTCGTACTTCTCTCCGTTTAACGAAATCTCCTTAATGTTGTCAATGGTTAAGGTTGTCCACTCCACTTTTCTTTCTTGTGGTTGGTTTTCGTAGTTACTACTTTCTCCAATCCACTTATCAAAAATCATTTTGTCAATAGTGTTACCCTCAAAGATAAACTCCGATGTTGGTTTCACTTCGGGAAATCTCTCGTGTGAAAGATAGTATCTATCTAATCTTTCGTTCCACAATACACACTTTGAAATGTGAACTCCGACTTTACTTTCTTGACTTTTGAAAGTACCCTCTCCACCCTCTTTGGTGTCGTTATTGTTTACACGACTTTCGTAGTCCGAACCGATAAGAAAACGACCTTTTCTTAATTTTACAACTTGGTTGTGGTAAGGGTTGGTTTCTTTGTTACCCTCTTTTGTTTTCTCTTTGTTCATCTTCACAATAGTTTCACTAACTATGTGTGTGAATGTTGGTTTCTCAATAGTGTTAAGAATGTTAATCAATTCTTGTTTACTGATTTTTTTAATCTCTTTGTTCATACTATATTTTTTTTAGTGGTTAATGATAGAACAAAGATAATACTATATTCCATATAAACAAAACTTTTTTTTATTCTTTTGCCAACATAACCTAACCCGTACCTGAACCCTGATGGTCAGGGAAACTTTTTGTTTGGCGTTACCCCCTATACCTACCCCCTACCATAGGGG